GATCGCATTCTGACACGCCCTCAAGGTCGAATTCTAAGCCGTAAAGTCTGCAATTTGCTTGGCTATTTGGTAATGATACTTTCATGCTAGATCCTCAAATAAATATTATAAAAAGCACTCATAAGAATGCTTTTTTAATGCTTATTTATTTTCTAGCTTAAAGAAGTTAAACGAGCGAGACCGCGACGGTTAAAGTTTACAAAGTTGGCATAAGCTTTAACACGTGTGATCGTTTCATCTTTAGTATCTGAAACACCAACCTGTTCAATCGCAATACCAGCAGGAACGCCCGCAGGATGAATGAACGATTGACCGATCTTCTGTGTGCCATCATCAAAACAACCAGCGTATATTGAAGTTAATGCGCCGCCAGCTAATGCCGCGCCGTTTGCAGTTTCAACTGAAGTAATGTAATCGTTTTGAAAGATTGGAATGCCGTTATAAACGTCAACATTTCTTGTGCGACCGTTTGGCATTGTGAAAACCATAGTCTCAGCGATACCACCTAAAGCACGAACCAAGGTACGATATTTAATAAGCTGCTTGCCGTTAGCTACTAGGTAATCAACCTCACCATCCTTAGCTTTAACTAGATCAAGTAATTCGTCTAACAATTCAAAGCTCAAAGCCTGTCCAGCACTTGCAGTTGTAAATTGTGACGCGTCACACAATGAAGAATATGAGTGCATCTGTGGATTGGTACCAGTACCTGAAGCCATACCAGTTTGAATCAAACGACCAACTGATTTTGCTTTGCTTGATACTTCAGCCATCATCTGGTCTACACCAGCAGAAACTGATTGCGCTTGAACAAGACCATTCATTTCCGCATCACCAATCATGGTTACCGCTGTGAATGGGGTTTGTACTGAGGTGCTTGCAGCTTTGGCAGTTATAGTGCCACCGATCGCAAGGTTCTGCGCATCACCTAACGTGTTTTCACGGTTAACTAACAAGGCCTGACCTTGGTAAGGCGTAAAGGGCATAACTTGGAAGATAGCGTTTGTAGTAATAATATCGTCGACAATGCCCGTGATAATCTCGTTATTTATGAATAACTTAGCTTGTTCTAATGTTTGAGTAGCCATTATTTTTTACCTTATAAATTGATTGAATTCAAGGCAAAAAAAATGCCATGATTTTGTTAAATCACAGCACTGCTGTTTGTTTTGGGTTAAATTGTTAAAAACTCACTGAGTTAATATAAGCATTATACTACTAGTAAGCCCCTAACGCAAATACAGCGCCTATTTGCCGCCTAACATCTTAGCATAAGCCGCTCGCCTCGCCGCTACTGGGTCAGCCTGCTGTAAGTTACTGCCGCCGTTACCATTGCCCCCGCTTGATTGAATTTTAAAATCCTCGCCTAGTGAGTCGACAAATTCCGAGATCGTCAAATTACCATCAGCACCCGCTAAAATTTTATCGCCGTCTTTGGCAATTACTCGCCCATTATCAATCGAGAAAGTATTTTTAACTAATAGCATTGCAGCGCTTGAAAGTGCGGGCCTGATACTGTGTTTAGAGAATGCGGTGTTTGCTGCGCCCTCAATTTCGGTTTTTGTGATCAAGTTATTATAGTTGCCGGTACTGTCGTCCAGTTGCCCGGTGAGGTTTTTAATTTTAGCCTCGTAATCTGAAACAATACTATTCGTGCGCTGTGAGACTAGGCCCTCAATGTCACCAGATTTGATTAACTCTTGATCTTTAAGTTGTCGCTCTCGTTCTTCCATAGCGTGATACTTTTCAAGATCTACGCCCTTATAAAGCTCTGCTTTTTTCATGTGTTCGACATTACTAGATCTAAATTCATCAAGTTTTGACTTGTCGGCAGCACCCTCAACTTGTAGTTGATATCCCTCGCCTGATTTAGCGTAAAAACTTTGTTCAACTTCGTTTAGTGCTTTGAAACTTTCTGAATCTAATTTAAATTTTAACATTGGTTAACCTCTGGTTAGTTGTTTGCATTAGCCCACGCTGTGGGATATTTGGATCTAAGCTGGTCAAGCGTTAATGTTTGACCAGTATTATTAACGAATTTATCAACTGACAAACCGCCTTTTCTGTAAAGCTTGGCTTTTTCAATCCCTAAAACTTCATCTTGAAACTTGTTGCTTTGCTTGCCGAGCCATGTATTATAATTCTGTTCGCTGCCGGTGGTATCTTTTTTAATTGGCTTACCGTTTTTTATTCTAACGTCATCAGCAAATAAGGGAACCTCAACGCTGCGACAATTATAATGATGCGGCGCTAAAGGCCCCTTACCAACTTTATAAACCGTACCGTCACCCGCCTGACATATTGGCGATGTTCTGCCGTCCAATACAGACGACCGTTCGTAATAGGGCGTAATGTCGATATTATCCTCTAAGGTGTAGCTTTTTGCAACTGACGCGGTGTGTGCTATAGATGTTCTGACCATTCTTTCAGCGCTTGCCCGCGATACGTTTAACAGGCCGTTTTTATAGCCTAGTGATTTACTTCCGACCACTTCATTAATAATAACGCGTGTTGATTTACCCTCAAAAAAGCCCATGCTTACAGCGTTTCTAACGGCCTTGGCTTGCTCCTTTGGGAAGCTTGTTAAATAGTCTTTTAATAGCCTATTATTAAACGGCCTCGCATTGATAGCCGCTTTTAATTGGCTAGTTGATGGAATGGTGGCAGCTGCTAGCGCGTCAACCTTGCCTAATGATGCCGCTGTAAATTCTGCCTCTTCTTCTGCAAATAAAACTAATTGTTCGCCCAGATCATCGGTATAAGTTTTAAATTCTTTATTTATTAGCGCGTCAACAAAGGCAAGCTTTGACTCAATGCGAGATCTAGATCTAACAGTATCAGTTTTTAATAACTCGGCCCGCATACCTTTAGCTACACGATTTAAAAACGGCATAAAGTTTTTAACTTGGCCGTTTTTGAACTGCTCTATAAAATGCGCGTGTCGTGCTGTAATATCGTTAAGATTTGGCACTTGGCGATCTTCCTGTTGTATTACTAAAATAACGAGCGGCAGATATTAACCTATTCGCCACCCCTCCGCATTTGCATTCTAACAGTTTGACTTCATCAGAGATCAAGCGCTCGAAAGTGCCGCAATTTTTACAGTTGAACGTCCTGATCTTCTTCATCGTCATTAACGCCCCCATTAAAATCAGATCCCGTTGTTTCTATTCTGTCGGCCTCGTCTAAAGCTGTTATATTCTTTGGTAATAACTCACCTTTAACTAGTAGGTTCAAGAATGAATTTAAAGACATACCGCCCGACTGATAAACTTGCAAGTATGCGAGCAATGATTGTGGGTCAAGGTTTGAATCAATAAAGTCTCGGTTAACTTCAAAAGGTGGCACGCTTGCGCTCATCCATTCCGCTAATATTTCCAATATATTAGCCATTAAGCTATCAACTGTATTAGCTATGGTTGACAGTGTAGCTGTTTGGCTTGATGCCTCAATTGTCGCTGTTTTGGCACTTCTAACGCCGCCACTGCTATCGGTTAACATAGTCGCGCCAATGCTAGCCATGTTTTCAATTTTTTCATTAATTGACGCTCTGAGCGCTGTTAATCCTGCGCCTTTGAATTCTAACAACTCAACTCTTGCGTCGGTGTCATCAATATGATTAAAGCTACCAGCGCCAACTGTGATTTGTTTTTTCTGGCCCTTACTGTCTGTTAGTTCGCCAAATAAAAATCCTGTTGGTAATGCCGTCCAGTGCAAGCCGTGACTCTCGTCAGTTGATTGCATATATTGCTTATGATTAACATTCGATAAGTGCAATAATACTGGATCTGAGCTTAACGGATTAGAAAAGACAAACGGTATACGCGTTAAAGATTGACCTCTGTTTGTGGGTGTGATCGTCTCGACAATTACAAATTCTTTGCCTTTGGCCTGTCGCCATATATTCTGTATGTAGTTGCCATTCTCATCATAGGTTAATTCAAGATATTCTTTTTTAGTGTATTGCAAGAATTTATCTTTTTTGTCTTGCTCTTGATACTCTTGCATTAATACAATGTAATCTGGCGAAACATTAATAATTGACTCTTTTGTATATTCTTTGACAATCGCCTTGTCAGTATATTCTATTAAATAACCAGCAGATCCCGCGTATAATAATTGTTTAATTATACCCTCGACAAAGTTTGTGGCGCTATTACCCTCGCCGTCAAAATCTTCTAATAAATAATTTATTGAACCCGTTGGATCGAACACTGGATCAATACGCATAATAGCCCCAATAATAGCTAAGGCTGTTGGTTCCACTGCGGGCACTAAATAACCCCGCTTGAGGTATGCCTTATAGTCGTCAACGTCTTGACCGCCTAAAGCAGGTAAATACACTTCTTCTTTAGCCTTAACAGAAAATTCACCCTCTGCAAAGTCTCGCACAAGTGTAGATTTTTCGACGGCTAGATTATAACCTTGATATTGTGTGTTAATCGGCATTGTTTAAAATCCTGTATAATTTAATTCTGAAATTCTATTGTCGCTGGTTAGCGAAACGCTCAACGCCATTATAAAAGCATCGGCCTTGTTTGGTGACATTATATCACGCTTTTTTAAATCGTCTTTGCTCTCAACTTTTACGCGCCCCGCTTTGTCAAAATCACGGCGCGGTGTTGTTAGCTCGCTAATCAATGATTCTAAATGCGGTATATCTGAGCTAATGCTGATTAAGTCATCAGCGTTATAGTCAGTATTATTGTTGACCAAAAAATCATAAGTGTTGCGAAGCCTATCAGCAACGAGCCACCATGCCTGTGCTTTAACATTACTAAAATATTCCTTTTGTTTTACGCCGTTGTATTTTCGTGTTGGTCTTTGAACTTTGCCGCCTGCATTGAAACCAGAAAAATCATTAAAACCCGCACCCTGCAATGTTGAGCCGGTATGAGCACCAACACCAATAGAGTCGTATATTATACGCCCGCCATGTTTTAAAGCTGCGAGCCTTACCTTGTCGGCGCTCTTTTTAAGCTCATTCTCGCCGCCTTGCCATTCATAACACTCGGTAACCACTGAGCCATTAACAATAGCAACCGCGTTTTTATCTTCGCCACTGTCTGCAACATCATAACCAAGTATCACTTGGCCTTTCATTTCACCATCGTATTTTAAATGAAAATCAATCGCAGCCTCGACCCAAGATCTTTTGATAACAACCTGATCATCATCCGATAATGGTTTACCAAGGTATACGTGTTCATACCTTTCAAAATCATTTTCTTTTGCTTCTTGTATTGCGTCAACCATTGTCTGGGACAGGTATGGATTTTCATCATAGTTTATTTTTCTTACTATTGATTTGTTTGACGGATTAACAATAAAATTTTGCCAAACAAAATCCGTCATTAACCTAGGGTTAAAGCTGATCCAAATTTCAGAACCCTGCTTTCTTATTGTGGGCTCAAGTATTTCCCATTGAATTTTTGTTAGGTTATGTGCCTCCTCGATCCACAGAATATCACAATTTTCATAACTTTTTATCTCATCGACATTGCGTTCAATGCCATAAAAAGTAAACTCTGAGCCGTTTTCGTGATATATATTTGACGCTTGAACATTAAAACCGCCAAGATCTAGATCATCAATTTTATTCTTTATTACAGTGTAAACCGACTCTTTAATTTTGTTCTGGAACCTACGGACACACAAAAAGCGGGTTTTATGCTCGCTTGATATTTTAACCGCTGCTGACGCGTATTCGTGTGTTTTACTTGAGGCCCTGCCACCATATAAAACGCGCAGTCGGTAATAATCATACTGCAAAGCATTATCAACCACTTTCCAATTCCAGAACTTAAATAAGTTCGGGTTAAGTGGGTATTTATTCATCAACACCAACAAAATGCCTATTGCTAGCAACGCCGCTTTCGCTTGTCTCAATAACTTTTGTTTCTTTCCAGCCCGCTTGTGTTTTCAAATAAAATATTTGAGCAGAAGT